GCTACGCTTAGTGAATTTGTGGTTGAAGAAGGTCTCAAAGACGCTTGGAATCATTATGTTGACGTCGCTAAATTCAACTCTGATCAAGCAAAACAGACCTTGCGCGGTTGCCTTAACATAGTGCGTGGACATCTGAAAAAGCAAATTAAGTCCAAGGGCTTTGAGGCTTCGCTCAAAGCCAAAGGTGGTCAGCCCATTGCTGCCGGTGAGAAGATTATTAATGCCTCGTTTAGTGTTCTTTTCAGAGTGATGAAGCATTTGATAACTAGTTCTATGAAAGACAACTTCAAGTGGGCTGATGGCCTTTCTGATCATGAAGTTGCCGCCTGGTGGAACAGTGTTTGTCCCGTCTTTGGAACGATCCTTATGGGTGATGCTACTGAATTTGATGCTTCTCAGACTATGATCACGCAGATTTTGGAGTGTTCTCTTTGGAATTTCTTTTGCCCTGATCCCGAACTGCTCAATCAGTATTATCAATTTCGCAGTGGCTCCAAGGTCTTTACCGAGTTTTTCCAGTCATTTTGGGGAACTGGACGTCCCTCTGGCTATCCCGACACCATGTCGGGTAACATAATCACGATGATGATGTTGGTCTCCATGCTTTTTGAAAAGGGAGATGTTTTGGCCGGTGTGTTCAAGGGTGATGATTCAGGCCTAAAGCTCAGAAGTAGATTTGTTCTTATTGATCAAACATTTTTCCGAACCATTTTTAGAGAAGAACTTAAAGTTCTGTTCCATTCTGATGTGTTAGAATTTTGTAATTTCTTGATTGGGGAGGGGTGGTACGTTTATAACCCATCTGTCATGAATATGAAGTTAATGAATAAGAAGTACCAGCAGATCGCCAAGAACGAGTTTGAGTGGAATGAATGGAAACAAGCCATAGAAATACTCAATTACCCGATAAGGAAAGATGTCGCCGCCTGATCTAGGATCGTTGCTTCCTGGTTCGGTATTACCATTGAAGCTGCTTGGTCCTGGTTGGTGATGATTGATTCGTATTCGAGTATGAGTTATGCTGAAGCTAAAAGAAAGCTTCCGCTCGTCGAAGTTCTTGTCGAAGACAGAGTGGGTTATTGTCATTTAAACTTACTCCCAACTACTTTCAATCACGAAATGTCTGCCAAATCTCAAGTTTATGAACTGTTCTCTAAAAAGGGTCTTGATGCCGCTGCCAACATCAAAGAAGTGTGGTCTGCTAAAGGACCTGATCATTGTCGCACTTGGACTCTTGATCTTGCCATTCGTTCTCCTAACGGTTCCACTGTCAACACTAGTTCTGTCAACCTGTCTAAATCCGCTGCTTCCGCTGAAGCTTACGCCGATCTCCTAGGTCCGTTGAAGTTTGAACAAGCTAAGGTTGTTTCCAGAAAGCCTATTCCAGAAGCCATGCGTTCACCTGCTCCTAAAGTGGGACGTGGCGAAGTCACTGTGAGGAGAGATTACTCTGAGCCCAGTTGGAAAGTGACTACTGCCAATGAATTTCTTGAAGCTTTGTTCAATGAAGAGGCTGATGAGGAAGGTTGGGATGTTCGAGTCCGCACTTTCCAGAACAATGTGCTCATTATACCTATCAGTGAATTCGCTACCGTTAAGGCCTTACGTGATGAGATCTTCCGTTTGCAAGGAGTTCCCATGTCCATGTGGTATTTGTCCAGCATTGGTGGTCGCATTTATGAAGATGATTCTGTCATAATAGATGTGATTGCCGAAAACTCCACAGTTGTTCAGAACGTTAGGACTTATGGTGGCATTAAACCTAAAGTCCTCAAGAATGCCGACCTTGTGAAGAAAGTCCCAGGCAAGCAATCCAAGATGCCCCCGAAGCCCAACAAGAAGAAGGTTGAAGTCGTCAAAGCGAAGACAGTGTACGTCGAACAGTCAAGGAAGAAGATCATGAATAACAGAACTGGGAAACCTCTCCCTGCCCGAGGGCCCGTGAAGGGCCTTCAACAAAAGATAGTGCAGGAGAAGAAAAAGGAAACCGATGCCATGCAAAAAGTTGCTAGAG